CCAAAATCAATAATTTTAAATATTTTACCAAAAGTCGGAACTTTATAAGTTTTTTTATTGTATTGATAAATAATAAATTTTTTTGAAGTCTCGTTATACATGATATTATTTGTGTGTAGGTCATTATGAGTAAATGAAAATACTTTTTGATATGTAATCAATACCATTATTATTTGCATTAAAGCAGAAAACCATTCGTCGTTTGTTAGTTTGTCATTTAATATTAAATCATCAAGAGTATTTTCACAATTTTCCATACAAATTAATTGTACTGGAAATTTACTAATCGTTACGTTTATTTCTTCTTCATCAACTTCATCATCGTCACCGTCATCATCGTCATCATCGTCATCATCGTCATCATCTTCATCATCATCATATTCTTGACGCTCAGAGTCAATATCTCCGCAATCACTTTCATAGTTATATGACGTATATTCAGAGTTATTTTCACAATCATTATTATTCATTTCACTTGTTTCACTATTTGTATAAGATAATCTTGACGAACAACTAGAGCTAGTTGTTGATTTTAAAGTATTAGATTTATTATCAATACTGTTATCAATGTCAATAATATTAAAATCGTATTCAATAATGTTATTATCAGTTGATAAAGATTTTTCACGCTTATTATCATCATTATCATTAAACAAATTTTCAAAAATTTCATTATTTATTGATTTAAAAGATAAGCTAGATTTTGCACTTGAAGTGTAGTCTATTTTAATAGTTTTTAATTTATGTTTTTCTGATTTAATCAAATGTTCATAATGATCAATTTTAAACAAAATATTTTTATTTTTATTAAAAAAATCTGAACTATTTAAATAATCCAAGTCATCAAATACATTTAACATATAATTATTTTTAATAGAAAGAAATGAACCGTAATAATCTAATCCATGATTAAAATTGAAATTATTTTTCAATAAGGATGTTATATAAACAAAAAGACCGTCTACGTAAGCTGAATTATTTACATCTAATAATTTATCATGACAATTGACGTTGTTGGCCTGATTGACATCTAAATCGGGTAAATTATATAATTTCTCGTCAACAATATTATTATATTTACCCACTAAAAATTTAAATGGATCTAACAAAGGTGCTAATTTGATAAATATATTTTTGGTTTTAATTTCATCGTTTTCTATATTTTTAATACGACATTGAAATATTTTTTTTGTCTCACTATTTGTATCAACATTATTTTTGATATTATACAAATACCATTTATGATTTAAATTTATACTATTGTAATTTGTATCATTCAATGAAAAAAATCTCTCATATATTGGTATATAGTTTTGAGTTTTTGAGAGAAAAAGAGTTTCAGGTTTTTCTAAAGCCTTGAAAAGTTCTGTGTTTTTTCTTTTTTGATAATTAATATTAGTATTACTATTAGTATCCTTCTGTGAAATATGATCGTTATCTAATATATTCATATTATTAGGTAATTAAAATATAAATAATATACAGTTTTAACTTATTTTGTTTATTAAATCCTGTAGATTCGTATAAATATATAAATTTATTTTTCTAAATTTAATAATAATGTCTTTAGAATTAAAAAAATTTGATATGAAAAGTATTAGTTTTAAGTCAAATGAATCAAAGGGACCTGTTATTGTTTTAATTGGCAAACGTGATACCGGTAAAAGTTTTTTAGTAAGAGATTTGTTATATTATCAACAAGATATTCCTATTGGGACAGTTATTTCAGGAACTGAAGAAGGAAATGGCTTTTACGGTAAAATGGTCCCAAGATTATTTATACACAATGAATATAACACTGCTATCATAGAAAATATTTTAAAAAGACAAAGAACTGTATTGAAACAAATTAAAAAAGAAATGGAGACATATAAACGAACAACGATTGACCCTCGCGCTTTTGTCATTTTAGACGATTGTCTTTATGATAATACTTGGTCTCGTGACAAAATGATGCGCTTGTTGTTCATGAACGGACGTCACTGGAAGATCATGTTAGTAATTACTATGCAGTATCCTTTAGGTATTCCTCCAACACTACGAACAAATATTGATTATGTTTTCATTTTAAGAGAGAATTATATAGCAAATAGACGTCGTATTTATGATAATTATGCTGGTATGTTCCCAACATTTGAATCTTTTTGTCAAGTTATGGATCAGTGCACAGAAAATTACGAATGTTTGGTAATAAACAATAATGTAAAATCAAATAAATTACAAGACCAGGTATTTTGGTATAAAGCAGAAAACCACAATGACTTTAGATTAGGTTCAAAAGAATTTTGGGAGTTGTCTAAAAATTATAATTCAGATGATGAAGAAGAGAAATATGATCCAAATGCAAATAAAAAGAGAGGCAATGGGCAAAAAATTAGTGTTAAGAAAACAAAGTGGTAAAAATTATAAAAATAAGTATATAAATTAAAATATAATAAATATAAACATTAGTATTTATATTTATAACATGGAAATAATGAACAATTATAGTAACAAAAACACCGTTTTTGTTTTAGTAACAGACCAATCGTATTTTTATAAAGCGTGTGTAACTATCAGCGATTTGAGAAGTGTCGGAAATTGGTGCGGTGATATTGTGCTAATTACTATTGATTTTGATTTGGAAGATAGCTACAAGTCACAACACAACATAATTGAAAAAAGTTTCTCTTTAATAGATAAAACACATCTTTTGAATGAAATAGGACCCAATGGGTTTTCTAACAGTGACAAACGAGAATTGAATAAATTAAATCAATGGGAGAAACTGCATGTTTTTGATAATTATTTTTTACAATGGGAAAGAGTGGTTTTTTTAGATGCAGGATTACGTGTATTAGATGATGTTAAATATGTTTTAGAACTTGATTACCTTAATTCTATTTTAGCTCCAAATGATGCATCCCCTAATTTTAGTAGTGATCAAATATTTAAACATCAATTGTCTTTTGATAATGAAGAAAAAATAGAAATTATTACAACCGATTTTGGAAATGAGATATTTGATTCATATCATATGTTAAACTGTATTTGGGTTTATGATACAAGTATTTTGAAAATATGTAATAAAGAACAATTAATAAATGCTATGAATAAATATACTTTGTGTAAAACAAATGAAATGGGAATAATGAATCTATTATTTCATTTCAAACATAAATTATGGAAAGAATTTCCATTAAAAGCTTCAAATGGTAAATATTTGTTTGAATGGTGCGAATTGAACCATAGTTTTTACACTACATGGAGAGATTATTGTTTTATCAAATATCCTATTACTATTGGATTACATGAAAGTCCCATTTAAAAATCAGTGTTTGATGGAGCGTAATATGACAATTTATTTGCAATGTAAGAATTTTTAATGTCAGGTAAATTAAAAACTCTATGACAAAAAATACAATCTTCTTTTCTATTAAATTCAATTTCTTCAGGAAATTTTATTTTATTAAAAATTTCTTTTTTAATTGACACCTGGGAATGATGTATACCTTCTTCTACATAATTAATATGTTCTATACATCCGGACCAATCTTGTCTTAATGAATTAGCTCTTACATTGATTTCACTATTATCTATTTTTTTAAATAGGTCATTCTCAAAAGCTACATCAATGAAATAATTATGTAAAATAATATCACTATCGTGTTCTTTAAATACTTTTAATAATATTTCTATTCTTTGTGGATGCATTATATCATCAGCATCTATAAACGTTATATATTCCATATCTGATAATTTAGAAGCCGCTATATTACGATTTTGAGCTGCATTTTTCTTTTCTTCGGTAACAATTATTTCTAAAGAAAATGTATATTGTTGGATTTTTTCAAGAAATTTTGATTTTAAATCACTCATTTTCATTGAAGAACAACTAACTACTACTTTGTTTGGAAAGATTGTCTGATTTTGAATAGAATCAAGCAATTTGAAAAGATGGTCAATGTGACCTATATAAGCAGGAATAGCAATACCTATTTTCATAATATAATTATTATTTTATAATTATATTATATTTAATACATTATTTTTTATATTAAAATATTTTTATTATATATTTACTAATAATTTTATCTAATCTACTTCTTCCATGCCATCTTTATTCTTTTTTAAAGCAAATGGACCACTTACTAATTCACTTTGTCCATAATCACTTTTTCCGACAACTATATTTTCACCCTCAAATAATTCTGCACGAATATCCGCTGCGGTTATTGATTCTCCATCATCATTATTTGTAAAACTACCTTCTTTTGTACTCATGTTATTA